CAGATGAAGGGTTCGCAGAAGGTAAGGCAGGTATGCCACCAAAGTCAATGCCGAATAATGGATACTACTCACCAGAAACAAAAAGAAAATCAGAGGTTGCTTATATCGTATCCCAACAGAATATGTCTAAACAAATGTTTAAGGCAGACGATGAACAACGAATGATTTATACTCCACTTATGTTACCAAACATTCTTATTCCAAGAATTGAAAATGATGAAACATATTTCGTAAGATTTAAACCAGAAGTAATTGAAAAGATTAGAAATAAGTTTATGATTGAGGGTAGGTTAAGAGCCTCAAACCTTGAACATAGTGACCAAAAGTTTAACGATATTGTTATGGTTGAATCGTGGATTGTTACTGGTCCAATGGACAAAGTATATCAATTAGGATTTACAGAACAACAAGTTCCATTTGGTTCTTGGATTGGTGGTTATAAGATATTAGATACAGAAGAAGGTGATATGATTTGGAATGATTATATTAAGTCAGGAAAAGTTAAAGGTGCCAGTGTGGAGGGTGAGTTCTTATTAAAGTTCTACAAACAAGATTTTACAAAAGAAGACATTATACTTGAGGATATTATTAAGATATTGAATCAAGTAAAATAGTTGTGGTTTTATATCACAACGAAACACAAGTATATTTATTATACATAAACAATAAATTTAAATAATTTAAATTATGAACGCAAAACAAGCAATTGATAAAATCGCTGAATTGTTAAAATTTACATTCAAGGCTGAAAAGTTTTATTCAACAAAACTAATAGATGGAACTGAAGTAACTAATAATCTAGATGAAGATTTTAAAATTGGTCAAGTATTATATGTAGTAGGGGATTCAACTCTTACACCAGCACCGGCTGGCTCACATATAACTCGTGAAAATCTTAAGGTAACCGTTGATATTGAATCAGTGATTATCGCAATTGAATCAGGTGATACCATCGCAGAAGATGCTATGGAAATGACTGAAGCAAGAGATGCTCAAGGACAACTTTTAGAATCTACTACTTTTGATGTTGGTGAAATGGTTTATCAAATTATGGAAAATGGTTCAAAAGAACCAGCACCAAATGGTGAACACCAAGTTGTATTAAAAGACGAATCTGGTAATGAAAATAAAATTAGAATTCAAGTTAAAGATGGTATCATCACAGAACGCTCAAATGTTGAAGAAATGGCAGCAGTAGGAAACCCTGAATCAGGAATTACTGAAGAGCCAGCATCAGGAGTTGAACGCGAAAACGATGGACTAGACAGATTATTAGGATTACTAGGTCCAATGATTGAGGAAATGACGAAAATGAAATCGGAAATGGAATCAATGAAAGGAAAAATGAGTGCTGATTTATTAGCATTAAAAAATGATTTCAATAGTTTTAAGAAATCACCAGAAAAGTTTTCTGTAATTGAAAAGAAAACTATGACTGAAACTTTTGAAGATTATAAGTTAGAACTTATTAAATCATTAAGAAAATAAACAATAAAAAAAACAAAAATTAATAAACATTATGGAAAAGAAAAAGTTTTCATTCAATTACGATTTAACAAACCTTCCTACATATAACTCATATGGTTCGGATATGTTAATCAAGGCAATTTTAGGATTAACATTACCTAAATATGCTACAATCAGACCTAACTTAAAAGGAACAACTGAAAAAGTAGGTTTTGTAACAAACGATGTTATCTTACAGGATTTATCTTGTGGATTTGACCCAACAGGTGATACAGTTCAGAACTTGGTTACCGTTGACTTATGTAATAAAAAAGTGAATCAACAATTATGTCCTTACTCACTTTACGATACATACTTGAGTCAGTCATTAACTAATGCTAACTTTCAAGAAAGTGTTCCATTTGAAGAAGTAATCTTAACAGATATTTCAAATAGAATTGCTAATCAAGTAGAAAAACAATTATGGAATAACACTACTACAACTGGTGGAACTTATGGTTCGGCTTGTTTCGCTGGTGTTGGTCAATTAATTACATCAGGTAATGGTGCTACTCAAATCGCTTACACTGCTTCAACAGCATCAAACGGTTTAGATGTATTTTCTGCTATCTACCAAAGCATTCCTGCGAATGTATTACACAGAGACGATTTAGTTATCTTCTGTTCTTACGCTAACTACAGAGCACTTGTTGCTTCTATGAGAAATAGTTCATTCGTGAATTTATTTACATTAGATAGTGCTGGTTCTACTAGTGGTGAAGAATGGTCATTAATGTTACCAGGTTCAAATGTAAGAGTAATTCCTACAGTTGGTCTTGATGGTGTTAATGCTTATTACGCAGGACCTGCTGGCTATTATATGGTTGGTATGAACAGCGAAATTATGACCGTTAAATCTATCTATGACCCATTTGAAGACATCGTTAAAATTCAAGCGCATGTTACTTATGGTTTAGGTATTTTTGATGTGGCATCTTTCTGTCTTTGTAAGTAATCAATAGTGTCGTAAGGCACATAAAAAAATAAAATTAAAATAAAAATATATTATGGCATCTTGTTATATTCAAACCGGATACACTTTAGATTGTAGAACAAGTTCTACAGGTGGTTTAAAAACTGCTTGGTTCTTGGGAGGAGTTGGAAGTGAAATCACTGGTTATACTACATCAAATGGAATGGTAACTGCTATTGGTGGAACTGGAACTTGGTTTCAATTCCAATTACCAAAGCAATCTGCTTCATTAACAGAAAACTTGGGTGTAAATACTACATCACAGTCGGTAACATTCCAACCTGAATTGGTTCTGAACTTACCGAAATTAGACACAACATTACGAGATGTTGTGGTGGATTTAGTTTCACAAAACGAAGTATATGCTTTAGTAGAAGACAACAACAACCGTTACTGGTTAGTGTTCCTTGATAATGGAGGAATTGTTTCTGCTAGTTCATTACAAACTGGTATGGCTTACACAGATTTAAATGGAGCATCTGCTCTTACTATTTCTGGTGGTGAACCTACATCAATTAGAGAAGTAGATGTAACTACTACTATCGCAGCGGTATTCACTGCGGGTGGTTTTACATTCCAATCTTAATAATTAAACTTAAAGGGGGAGTTAAATGCTCCCCTTTTATTAGCCAAAAAAAAGTATTATATGATTAAATGGGGAGGTAAAAATTGGAGACCTGGTAGTCCTGCTAAAAGACAACCAATCAATCAATCTATTGAAGAATTGATGAAACCTTTGGGTGAAAAACTACATAAGGGTAATGTGTGGCAAGTAATAATGAATGTCCCACAAGAAGAACCTATTGTTCCAAGTCCTACACCAACAAATACAAATACTCCAACTCCTAGTATTACACCCACTACTACTGTAACTCCAACGAATACATTAACACCGACACCTACTGTTACTCCAACAAATACTCCAACACCAAGTTCTACACCATTACCAAGTGGAACAACTGAAGCAAATGCTTATTTATCTGCTGTTGTTGCTGCTGGAGGAACTGGTGTAACATCTACTGTTTCAGCAGCGACTGTAACATTATTTACATCATTAGTTAGTAATGGTTTATATGATAAAATTATTACGATGTATCCATATATTGGAGGTGTTGCTGCTTCTTGTCTTATTGAAGGAAAATTACAAACAGCATATAATATGACTTATAATGGTGGTTGGACTTTTAACGCATCAGGTGCTACACCTAATGGAACATCAGGTTGGGCAACAAATAATATGTTTGCTAATACAGGTGTAACATTAAACGATAATAGTATGTGGACTTATGTAGGAACTAATCCGGCAGTAATAGCATATCAGGCTGAAATTGGAACAAATGATTATAGTGCCACTAATAAATTATTAACTATGGTTGGTGGAACTAATACAGCGGGTGATACGGGCACTTATTTTGATAATTGTAATAGCACTAGTAGAATCATTATACCTTCTGCGACAATTCCAACAGCATTAGGATTCTTTGGAAATAATAGAACATCATCAACTGTATTTAATGTTTGGAATAAAGGAGTTAAATTATCAACAAAAACTGCTACTAATACTAGCACATTACCATCGGATAAGTTCCAATTCCCTGTTGATGGAGCAACATTAGTTCAATATAGCTCAAGAAGACATCAATTTGATATTATAGGAAAAGGATTTAACGATACTGAAGCCGTGGCATTATCAACAATTATAAACACATTCCAAACATCATTAGGAAGAAATGTATATTAAAAAGATATGAAAGTAGTATTATTAACAGAACCAGAAAAAAATAGTTTAGTTGGACAATTAGTTCAACCAAATTGGTATTTTAATCCAGTATTAGATTGTAATAATAATTGGATTATATCAACAGAAGAAGTTGAAAGTTCAATTTATCCTGAACACGAATGGATTAAATCTATGCCATTAATTGATTGGTGTGCCCCTGAAAGACCACCATTTGAACCAATAAACTAATATGTATTTGGTTGATGGGATTGCCTTTGATGAATATTATGTTGAAAGTGTTTTATTAAACCTTATCAGTTGTGTTATTACATTAAATGTTATTTATCATAAGGACCAAAAAAGAATAACAAGAACAAAAGAGTTTATATTTCCAACAACTTGTGATGTTGATATAAATGAATACATAAAAAAAGTAGAGACGATAATAAATGCCTGAAGTATTTTATAGAAAAAAGTTTAGTTATTATTTAGGGGAACAAAGAGCCATAGATGATATCGTATTAGAATTTATTCCATTTCCAAGTCCTACTCCTACGCCGAACTATTGTATGTCTGGTCTTACAGATTTTACATTATGGTTTTATACTGATTGTTGTGGAACTTATGTATCAGGAACTACTATGGGTTTATCTATCTGTTATGATAATAGATTTGCCAAAGATGGTATTGCTGGACCTTATGGTCCTTGTTCAACAAATTGTATTACGCCAACACCGACCCCTACACCGAGTATTACTCCAAGTGTGACTCCTACCCAAACTCAAACAGAAACCCCAACCAGCACCCCTACAAATACGCCTACGACAACAATAACTGCTACTCCTACTAATACTGGAACTCCAACGGTTACGCCTACCAATACTCAAACGACTACACCGACCGTAACTCCGACTAATACTCCTACAACAACTTTAACTGCTACTCCTACACAAACAGGAACACCTACTACTACGCCTACCAATACTGTTACTCCTACCAATACTGTTACTCCAAGTATTACACCAACATCAACACAGACACCTACACCTAGTGTTACTGCTACACAAACAGCGACACCAACAAAAACCCCAACTAATACTCCGACACCAACAGTAACTCCAACTGTGACTCCAACTAATCCTATATGTGATACACTTAATGTTGCTTGGGACGGAGCACCTGATATGAGTGGTTTTAGTGGAACATATATTCAAGTTAATAATGGAGGTCCTGCTTATCTTAATTATAACTTAACGGGTGGAACAATCTTTAATATAACTTGTTCTACATTAAGTGGTGTAAGTTATACTGCTTGGGTTCAGACAACTGGATATGGATTAATTATTTATAGTCAATTAAATAATCAGTGGTTTATAACTAATCAGTTCGGAGCAAAAACTTGTGGTATAGGACAAAATAGTGTTGTTAGTTCTGATTCTTGGAGTGGTGGATTTACTTATAATGGACAACAATATCCACCTTCAGCAACTGGAGATTTTGGTGCGGCAACAATATCATACCCTGATTGTCCAGGTTATGTAACACCGACACCAACAACTACTAAAACACCGACCCCTACTCCAACA